CAAGCTCAACAAGGATCAGCAAACTGCAAAAGCAGCAAAAGCTGATGCCATGAAAAAGCCGGTTGCCGCTAAGGGCGAACACGCAGACAAGGTTGAAGACCTTGGTGAGCCAGTTGTTAAGGGCGATGAGGATTCAGGTCCGTTCAAGGCAGACGATAAGAGCGCAAAGTCTAAGCGTCCTGCCGACAAGGATAACGCTGAGCCAATGAAGGATGCGTCCAAGGCAAAGATGGTAACCAAGGCATACGAATCACTTCTAGCACTTGACAAAGATACTCTTTCTGAGCGTCTTGATTCTGTTCTAGCAGCAATCGCTGGTGATCAGCTTGTTGAAAACGAAGTTGATCTTTCCGAAGAAGTCAACGAACTTCTCGGTGCTGAAGCTGATCTTTCGGAAGAATTCAAGAACAAGGCAACCTCACTTCTTGAAGCACGCTTCGCACAAAGCATCAACGAAGAAAAGGTTCGCTTGAACGAACTCTACAACGCACAACTTCAAGAAGAAGTTGACGCAGTACGCGAAGACCTAACCGGTAAGCTAGACTCATACCTAGACTACGCTGGTAGCGAGTGGATGTCTGAGAACCAACTTGCAGTTGACAACGGCATCAAGGCAGAAATCGCTGAGTCGTTCTTCTCAGGTCTTCGTGGTCTTATGGAACAGCACAACCTAGAAATCCCTGCTGATCAGGAAGACGTTCTAGAAACAACTGTTTCAGAAAACAACGAACTCAAGCAACAGCTTGACGCATCAATCAGCACCATCCTTGAACTCAAAGAAGCAACCCAAGAGCTTTACAAGCAGCGTCTACTCGACGAAGCATGTGCAGACATGACTGCTTCTGACAAGGCAAAGATTGTTTCTCTAGTCGAAAACGCATCATACGATTCCGTTGAAGAACTAGAATCAAAGATCGAAACTTTCGTTGAACACTACCAACCAGCATCATCCGAAGAATCTTCAGACAAGGTTCTTTCAGAAGAAATGATCGCTGAAGGTCAAGGTGAAATCACCGAAGAAGTTTCAGACACACCAGTATCATCAGACTCATACGTAAATGATCTTGCTAAGGCAATGACATCACGTTTTGGTCGCAATAACTAACTTTACTTACTAACACACGTTTCCCTGAATTTAGGAGATAATAAAATGGAAATGGTTTCAGAAGGTCTTTATAGCAAATGGTCGCCAATCCTTGAAAACAAGGAATTCGCACCAATCGAAGGCAAGAATGCAGCAACACGTAAGCGCGTTACCGCTGCTGTTCTTGAAAACACTCAAAGAGAACTAGCTGCATCACGTGCAACTAGCCTCTTCGAAACACCTGTCAACGCAGCAGGCGGCGCACTTGGTGCAAACGCTTCTGACGGTTCGGCAGTTGCTGGTTACGATCCGATTCTTATGTCGATGCTTCGACGTTCGGTTCCTAACCTACTTGCATACGACATCTGCGGTGTTCAAGCAATGACCGGTCCTACCGGCTTGATCTTCGCAATGCGTTCAAACTATGCATCACAAGGCGGTACTGAAGCTCTCCACAACGAAGCTGACACCGACTTCTCCGGTTTCCAAGACGAAACTTCATCGTCTTCATCCGGTACACACGCTGGTTCAGACCCAACCAATGGTGCATACACCACTGGTGACGGTATGAGCATTGCACGTGCAGAAGCACTCGGTTCAACCGGTGCTACTCAGGACTTCAACGAGATGGCATTCAGCATCGAGAAGGTTACTGTAACTGCTAAGAGCCGCGCTCTAAAGGCAGAGTACACAACTGAACTCGCACAAGACTTGAAGGCTGTTCACGGTCTTGACGCAGAGACAGAGCTAGCGAACATTCTTACCCAAGAAATCCTAGCTGAAATCAACCGCGAAGTAGTCCGTAAGATGTACACCATCGCTAAGCCGGGTGCGCAGGTTGGCGTTACCTCAACCGGTACTGTTGACCTCGACCAAGACACCAACGGTCGTTGGTCGGTAGAGCGTTGGAAGGGTCTTGTCTTCAACATCCAGCGTGACCTGAACGACATCGCTAAGGATACCCGTCGTGGTAAGGGTAACTTCATCGTCACTTCGTCTGACGTTGCTGCTGCTCTACACCTTGCAGGCGTTCTTGACTACGCACCTGCATTCCAGACCAACGAACTCGGTGATGACACCGGTGCTACCTATGTTGGCAACCTACACGGCAATGTTCGTGTAATCGTTGACCCATACTTCTCAGCATCGTCAACCACTGACTTCTACTGTGCTGGTTACAAGGGTTCTGACGAGCGTGATGCTGGTATGTTCTACTGCCCATACGTTCCGCTTCAAATGGTTCGTGCAGTTGGTGAGAACACCTTCCAGCCGAAGATTGCATTCAAGACCCGTTACGGTCTTGTCAGCAACCCGTTTGCTAACGCAACCGCAGGCACCGGCGAGTTGGTCCCTAGTGCTAACAAGTACTACCGATTCACCATCGTTGACAACCTAAGCTAAGTTTAGGTTAAGTTAGACTCAAAGAAAAACCCCGGTTTAACGACCGGGGTTTTTTATTATTCATGATCCGACCAGTGTATCATGACCCATGTTGTCGGTCGAATGGTTGGGCTAAACTTAACATCAAACCCACGATTTTTGAATACCTCTTCAACACATTCTATTGCTTCTGATCTGCACTGTCTTGGAAAGTTGATCAACTTGCTAGTAGAATACTCTCCTCTGTGTGAGGCAACATATATCGCTCTATCCAGCTTGTCTATGATCTTGTTGATCTTCTTTGCTTTCCACTGCTCCAGCGATTTTTTACGAGAGTTTTTACTTGTCTCTTGCGCACTGGTTCTATTCATAACTTTTATCCTTTGATGATTTCTTTAACAGGCAAATCATACCAGTCGGGTTTTGATTCTGGTCGCTTGATCCACTTCGCAATGTTTGATTTGTCGAGTTTGTAATACAGACGATACTGAACAACGGGGCTAAGTGTGTTGAAGTGAGAAACTTGTCTACATTTCATGTCTTCTGAAATTGCAATCGCAAAGGCAGTCTTCACACCGAACGGAATATACCTCACCCAATGCCGTTCCATCTTATGAATACCCGCTTCACAAAAATGTTCACGGTTGTATCGCTTGGTGTATTCTCGGCACAACGCTTTACCATGAATCAACAACCACTGAAAGTTTGCAGAAGAATCGCCAGCCCATCTAGTAGACGGATGATGATGGTATCCACCTTTCGATACTGTTCCTGCTTTAGTCAACGGAAGATGATGCTCAGGGCAGTTGTATCTACGCAAAGCAGAGACAAGCATCTGGCTAGTTTCGGTTACCATCTTGACTACATGCTTATCACATAGTTGAGTAGCAGAAACAGTAGGATCGTTGTCAACGCAAAAAATGTTCAAGACTCAAACTCCGATAACTTAAAGACGCGATTGTGTTCGATACACTTTTTAGGAATCCAGTCGGTGTACATTTCATCAGTCAGAAACCAAAACCAGTTAAGCGGTTTTTCTGGCTGAACCATCACACCGGAACAGTCATATCCATCAGTAAAGTGTATCACAATCTCGGGGTATTTGTCAATACTTCTACTAGATAATTGTTGTTGAATGTACCGTTCAATACATCCATAGTCATCAGAACCATAACCGGCGACCACAGGATTCTTGTAATCTAATTCCTTGACCTCAGTAGTTCGTGAGAACAAACGAACATTGAAATACTTGGGGTCTAGTGAATACGCTGCCTTGAAGAACTGCTCTTTCAAGTGTTCACATGAACCAGACGAATCAATGAACAGCCACACCAAGTATCGATTGTCTTTACCGTTGGCACGATTCTTTGATGGTAACAGATACTTGCTAGGCAACAGATTACGTCTGCGGTCGGCATGAATCCACTGTAAAGCATTCTGCTTGTCTTGTGTCTTGTGAACAAACCGACGAAACAGGTCTTGCCATCGCTTGAGTTTTTTCACCTTGCGATAGTCTTGTTGAATGACTCGCTCCAAAGAACCAGCAATCAATGGATCGCCGGGATTACCTTTACCGAAGTTTTCAGTCAAGGCATCACTCAGGTCATCCAAGTCTTTCCTGTCAGCATTCTCCATGATTTCACCGACAACAGATTTCATGTCTTTGTCCGAACCTTCACCCATAGACTCAGCGAGTTTTTCATGATCATCCTTGCTCATCTTGGACAAAGCATCTGCTATTTCACGCATTGCTTGTTGTTGATCTTTTGCTTCACTGATTTCTTCTTTGAAGTACTTGATCAACACATCGTTGTAATACTCATACGATTTCTTTGGTTCGATGTCCGGTTTGATTTTATGAAACACAGTATCCAAGAATGCACCATGCTTGATTTCACTTAGTGCTTGTGCTGGATGGTCATCGTCTAACCCACTGCCTTCGGGATGTTGAATGTCAAACGCTTCGCCGAAGTTTAGCGAATCGCGTCTGATACCAAAATGTCCTACGATGGTTTCGTTGATCACAACATCCATAGCAATGTTGGTCAACTGTCGTTCCATACCAGTTGTGTCTTTGTCGAAGTTTGATTTTGATGACCGCTTACCATGATCAAGGATAACATGTAAGCATTCATGACAAATCAAGAACAGCTTAGTGTCAAAGTTTAGAAGTCGCCAGAATGCAGGGTTGATCAAAAAGTCAATACATGCACCTTCTTTGTTGAATGATACAGCAGCAGTGTCTACATCATAAGTCACTGTTGGTCTGCCCAATTCATAGAACTGAGCAAACACACCATTGAGATTTTCCAACGATAGACAGATAGATTGAAAGTCTTGCATGACTATCTGACGATCTTCATGTGTGACTTCACTCATCCGCGCCTCCTCCCCATGCTGATCCTGACCAGAAATCATCAGGTGTATCACAAGTCTCGGCGATGCCTTCATCACTGTCAAGCAACACTTCGATTTGTGTGCGAACAGTATCATCAAGAGATTCAAGTGAAAGCAGACCTCTTAGACGTTCATCATAGTCGCTGCACTTTTTCATAACATCGCGTGTAATAGGTGCATAATCCCGCACGATTCTCACTAGTGTTTCATCAGTCGCAGAATGAGCAACACTGTGGAATACATTTACATCTTGATCACAAATGCCTTCTAGGTTGTCAACAACTGCTTTTGTTTCTGAACCATTGACAAGCGATTCCATCAAATCATCATCTCCACTTCGGTGTGCGGCAATGATTCTTTGTTTGAGAGAACCAGCAGTCATTACGTTGAGGAAGTCTGCAACATTGATGTTGCTAGGGAAGATTGTTTTAAGCAAAGACTTATTTGCGGAACAGTTTACAAACGCATCCATCGCATAGTCAAGTCGGCGTGGCGATAGACTGTTCTTTTGTTTCTTGGTTAGTGTGTTCCACCACTGAACTGCGGAAGCACCATCTCCACCGGGATACTTCTTGGAAAAGTACGATGCCGATACCTTGTAAGGAACTTCGATCTGCATCTGAAACCGGTCTGCTTGTGCAGGGTCTAGTTGCTCAGTGTCATAGTTGAAGTCATCATCGTCATCAGGATTGATAGCAGTCCAGACGTATTTTAGATTCGGCAACTTGCGACCATTGATAGACTTGAACTGAATCAACTCCATCACCGCATTACGAACACCCTTGTCTGATCGGTTGTACTCATCGATGAAGATTGCTTCTAGCGATTCATCCATCAACGCTTGTGGTCGAACAAAACCCAGATAGGTTTCACCTTGGTTATCTGTCATTTCTTTGGGTACACCAATGAAGTCAACAAACGGGTCCATTGTTGATCCAGAGAAGTAGACGAAATTGATGTCATGCCGTTCCATTGCTGCATTGATGCGAGCAGTTTTACCTACACCATGCTTACCAGACAACATAACATTCATGCCGTTCTTAATAGCAAAGTCTAGTTGCGAATCAATTTGATCTGCCATGTCTACCTCTTCAGGGGTGATAATGTTTTCCCACGGGATGTTATGGTTTGACCAAACACCTGTCGCGTGGGGTATAAATAGGGGTGTGTGAGAACAATACACAACCTCACCGTATGGATCATCCCCGTAGCTGTCGATGTTGGGTATTTCCATAACACAAGTATAGGCTTTTTCACTGCCAAAATCAATACAACCAAAGAATTTTTTCGAAGGGTCATAAATCATGTCCACACCGGGATTTACAAGAAACGGACCAACAAGCAACAATTTATTGAAGGAAACGGGCTTTTCGTTCACCTGTTCGTTCATTCCCGATACGGTATACCACCTACAAAGTGCTAACCTACCGGGGGTATCTGGCAACCCGGTTCCTATGCAGACACCACTCACCACCATGAATGTACCGGGTGACCAGTTGGAATACGAGCCACTAAACATCACTTTTCTGGTAGATGAAGAGATGGCAAACTATCGTAAAATGTATGACTGGATGAAGATGCTCTATACCGCAGAGAAAACATCAGACTTCACCACACTGATCAATCAAGACTTTCTAATGGATACTTACGGCGGCGGTATCACTGATGCTACACTGACTGTTCGATCAAACAAACACAACCCGACTGTCCGTGTTCAGTACCAAGATTTATTTCCAACATCGCTAGGCGAACTACAATTTACAACAGCAAGTACTGACGCAGAAGACCTTGTATGTACAGCGACATTTAGCTATACTGGATACAAAATAGATTATATATCATCCTAACAACAAGGTAAATAAATTATGAGTACTGCGACAAAATGCCCGACTATTGAAGAGATCGAAGAAGCATGGAAGAAAGATTCCCCGCTGTCAAAATCCGAACTGGTCGATCAAGCACTAGAAGTTGATTACCTACATGCTAAGTACCTCAAGTACTATAGACTATGTAAGGAACAGAAGTCAAGACTTTCACATACGCTGACCAAGAAACAATTTGAGGCACGCGATTACTACGACGGTAAAGCACCATCATCGGCATACAAAGACAAGCCGTTTGATCGCAAGGTGATGAAATCTGATCTAGATAAATACGTACAGGTCGATGACGATGTAGTAAAAGTCGCAGTCGCACTAGACAAAGCAACCCTTAAAGTAGAACTATTGGATGGAATACTCAAGCAGATTACGTATCGTGGTATGAACATCAAAAATGCGATATCATACATTCAATTCCTGTCTGGTGGCTAAAAAATAAGATTGACCCCGGTCAAGGGATCAATCTTTATAAATAGATTGTGAATCACGGTGTTACCAGCACCCATCCACTCTATCGTCTTTAGGGAGACAACAGCATGACTACTATTTATCACCAGCGATACCGCAAGCTCATCGACCACTACAAATCAATTGTATGTGAAGGCTATACCGAACGTCACCACATCATACCAAAATGCATGGGCGGTGACAATAGCGAAGACAATCTTGTTGATCTTCCAGCGAAGGCACACTACATTGCCCATTTGCTATTGACTAAGATGTACCCCGAGAACCGGTCAATAAGGTTTGCCTTTAGTGCTATGAGAATGCAAACAAACAAACATACCAGAAAATTTATTACAGCAAATCGATACGCTAAAATGCGGGAACTACACGGTAGCCCTATAACAATTGACGGGAACACATTTCCATCAGGAAAACAAGCAGCAGACTTCTACCAAACAACCGAAGCTACTATTTCCAATTGGAGAATATACGGAAAGCCCGATAAAACAAAATATCATATTGTCATAGACGGGATGACATTCACATCTAAAAAAGAGGCTAGGGCATATTTCAACTGCTCACAATCTCGTTTAGAAACATGGATAAATACGGGTGGGAAATCCCGCTGTCGTATGAACGAATCTCCATGTCAAATAAACGGTATTGAGTTTCAAACACAACAATCTGCCGCAGAATACTATAATGTGTCACGCCGAACGATTGCGACATGGATAAAAACCAATTCATGGCAAAATAAAAAATGGCAAACTAAGTATGGATGTTCTGATATCTAAAATAAATGAAACCTTTCTCTATGTAGATGCTGATCGAAGTATACTTGCTGAGCTTGATGATCATTTCAAGTTTCGTCCGGACAACTATCAGTTTCATCCAAAATACAAAGCAAAGATGTGGGATGGATTCATCCATGCCTTCAACCAAATGACACAAACCCTGCACGTTGGTTTGGTCAACTATCTATTAGACTACTGCGACAAGAACTCATACTCGATTCAAGTCAACGGCGACATCGGGATCAAAGACACCGGACTGATCAACGAAAAGCAAGTCACCAACATGATCCGCGATGACTTCGCAATCCCCGCAACAAAGATTGAGACACGCGACTATCAAGTAAGAGCAATCAAGCACGCAATCAATCACTCCCGTGCAGTGCTACTCTCTCCTACCGGTTCTGGTAAAAGTTTCATCCAGTACGCTCTTGTAAGATTCTATCAAAGCATTCTAGACAATGATGAAAAGCTGCTGGTCATCGTACCAACAACAGGTCTTGTTGCGCAGATGCTAGGCGACTTTGCCGACTACTCTTCAGAGGATGAAAATTGGGATGCCGAAGAAGAATGTCATATCATCATGGCAGGCAAAGAGAAAGATACGAATAAGCAAATCATCATTTCTACATGGCAGTCTCTGTACAAACTACCCAAGCGATACTTCGAACGATTCGGTTTCATCAACATCGATGAATGTCACCTTGCCGAAGCAAAGTCAATCAAGAAGATCACAGAGGGTGCTACCAACTGCAAATATAGATTCGGCACAACCGGTACACTCAAAGACGCAAAGACTCACCGACTGAGCATCGAAGGATTGCTCGGTCCTGTCTATTCGGTCACCACAACAAGCGACCTGATCGATAAAGATGTGCTGACACAGATCAAAATAAATTGTGTCCAGCTAGGCTACACCGATGCCGAAAAGAAGGCACTGGCAAGAAAAGACTATAAAACAGAAGTGGACTGGATCGAATCACACGAAAAAAGATGCCGTTTTCTGGCTAATATGGGCGATTATTTTGCAAAAAATACGCTTTATTTGTTCTCCCGTAGAGAGCATGGCAAAAGCCTTTATAACGAGCTAAAAAAGTCAAAAACGATTGACGAGCTATATTACGTGGACGGGACTATCGACGCGACCACCAGAAATAAAATTCGTGAGGCATGTGAAGAGCCGGGCAAGGTTGTCCATGTGGTAGCATCATACCAGACGTTCTCTACTGGCATCAACATCAAGAACCTACACAACATCGTATTCGCATCGTCAACCAAGTCAGCGATTCGCATCCTACAATCTATCGGTCGTGGTCTGAGAAAGCACCACAGCAAAGACGTTTGTAACGTCTATGATATCTGCGATGACTTGCGACATAAATCATATGTGAACTACTCGATGAAACACGCCAAGGAACGCGAGTTGATATTTATTCGAGAAGGCTTTAATTACACGAAGAAGAAAGTGAAACTATGAAAACTGTATACGCAGTATTGAAACTAACAAACGGCGAAGAAGTCATCGGTAAGATGAAACCGGAAGAATTCAAGTACTGGCAAGACATCCCGGCAACAGGAACAATCTCTGTCTACGATCCTATGAAGGCAGCAGTTGAGCAGTATTATGAGCGTGATGGAGAATCAATTTCTGTCTTTGAGAAGACAATGATGACTTCATGGATTAGATTTGGTGACTGTAAAGTAGTGCAATTGCCTATGAAACATGTTATAATTGTCGTAGAACCTCATAGTCAAATCATTGAAACCTATGATGATTTGATTCTGAAGTACGACACTTATAAGACCAACCCTGAACTTGCGGATCAGCTATACGGTTCTGTTGGTGATGTTTTTCTAACCCAAGACGATGAAGACGATGGATACGATGAAGATGATGAAGACGATGAAGACGATGAACCAGACTTCACAGATTGACTGGATTCCTGTGATGAAAGAAGTTGTGTATGCAGCATCTAAATCACCGGACCCATCAACCCAAGTAGCAGCTACCATTTGTAAACCTGACGGTCGTATGATGATCACACCAGTGGTGAATAATTTTACTACTGGTGTTTCTCAAACACCCGAACGATGGAGCAACAGAGCCAAGAAGTATCACTATGTCGAACACGCTGAACGTGCAGCAATCTATCAGTGTGCTAAGATTGGTGTACCTACTGCTAACATGGTTCTTGTTGGTAACTGGCTTGCTTGTTCTGATTGTGCAAGAGGAATTGTATCAGCAGGCATCAAGAAAGTTGTTTGTTTGACCAGAGTTGATTGTTCACGTTGGGGAACATCGACAAGACTAGGTGATGAAATCCTTACGTCTGCTGGTGTTGAGATGGAGTTTATTGATCATCACTTCGGTGTTGATCTTCTTCGATCAGGTAAGACCATTACAGTTTAATTATTAATATAGTAATGCTTATCTAAGACAATGAAATTGTAACCCCGTCCGAGATTTTTGTCAAGAGGCAATCGGACATTTTTTGGAGATTTTTTTATTATGGCAAAGCGACCCGTTCAAAAGCCTGAAGATGCAGCAGGCAATTATGTTGACAAGAAAGAATTCTATAACGAGATGAAGGAATGGAAGGAAGCAATCGCGGAAGCGGAAGCAACCGGTGACCCGTCGCCATCCATGCCCAACAACATCGGTGAAAAAATTATTCTCATCGCAGAAGGTGTAGCACGAAGAAATAATTTCTCTGGCTACACATACAAAGACGAAATGATTTTGGATGGTATCGAAAACTGTGTCCGCTATGGTCACAACTTCGACCACGAAAAATACGACAATCCATTTGCTTACTTCTCGCAGATGGTTTACTATGCATTTGTTCGTCGCATCAAAACAGAGAAGAAAGAAGCAGCAAAGAAAAAGAAGTGTATCGAGTTGGCTATCGATGATCCACGTTATCAGCATGATCTAGGTGACGCTGGAACATCATCGGCAGCACTCGCAGACATGCAGAAAAAATTATCTGCTGAACTGAACGAGTATGATGAGTCGAATAAATCTTCTGGTAAAAAAGTAGGAAGACCATCATCTTCTTCATCAGAACCCTTGTTTGACTGATCCTTATTTGGTATACTTACATTATGAAAATAGCACTTATCACAGACACACATGCAGGTATGCGTAATGACAACGCAGACTACTCAAACTATGCCGGTCGTTTCTTCAAGAATATATTCTTTCCCTACTTGAAGGAACACGACATCAAGACGGTGATTCACTTGGGCGATGTCTTCGACCGACGTAAGTACATCAACTTCAACACACTGAATGCTTTCCATGAGCAGTGGACTACACCTGTCATCGAGCAGGGTATTGAAGTCCATTCTATTCTAGGTAACCATGACGTATACTATCGCAACACAAACGACATCAATGCACAAAACCTGTTGCTACAACAAGCAAACACAACTGTATACGAGAAACCAGAAACCATTGAAATCGGTGGATTGAAGATTGCAATGTTGCCGTGGATCAACCGCGATAACTATGATGAATCTATGCAGTTTATCAAAGATACTGAAGCACCCGTTCTCATGGGACACTTGGAACTGAATGGGTATCAAGTGTTGAAGAACGTAAAGTTTGCTCATGGCATGGACCCCGCAGGATTTGCAAAGTTTTCACGGGTCTTCTCTGGTCACTTTCATGTCAAGCAGCAAAAGGGTAACATTGATTATCTAGGTACACCCTATGAGATTACATTCAACGATGCAGGGTTGAAGAAGGGTTTCCACATCTTCGACACCGAAACACGCTCGCTTGAATTTATTCAGAACCCTGAGAAGATGCACATCTATCTTCCCTATGATGATACCGAAGTTGACTATCTAACCGCAGACATTTCTGATTATGCTGGTAAGGTTGTCAAGGTAAACGTCATTGAAAAGAATGACAGCTATGTGTTCGAAAAGTTTATCGAACGTCTTGATGCTGTTGCACCAATCAAGTATACTATTATAGACAACACAGAAGTGTTAGACTATGGTACAACCGAAGAAGGCTTAGAATCAAAGGATACAATGAGTATCCTTGTCGACTATGTAAATGATAACTTTGAGTCTGACGAAGACAAGAAAGAAATCACTAAGCTAATGAGAGAGCTATACAACGAAGCAATCTCCGAATCCTAACGAGAAAACCGAATGACCAAGTTCACGAAACTCCGAGTGCAAAATTTTATGTCGGTAGGCAATCGTCCTATCGAATTCGATCTAGCGAAAAACAATACAACGCTAGTGGTCGGTGAGAATGGTTGTGGCAAATCACAATGCTACACTGATGCAATCACCTATGTTCTGTTCAACAAGTCTTTCCGTGGCATCAACAAACCCGCATTGGTCAATTCGATCAATGGTGGTAATTGTCTTGTCGAGATTGAGTTTGAACAAGGCAACAATGAATACTTGATCCGTCGCGGTCAAAAGCCAAACCTGTTTGAGATTCATAAGAATGGTGTGCTTGTTCCGCAAGATGCAAGTGTAAAAGACTATCAGACAATGCTTGAGAAAAACATTCTAGGAATGAACTTCCGTTCGTTCACGCAGATTGTTATCTTAGGGTCTGCTTCTTTTACTCCGTTCATGCAACTACCAGCAGCACAACGCCGCGAAGTGATCGAAGAGATTCTAGAGATTCAAGTATTCTCTACAATGCATACGCTGTTGAAGAATCGCATCTCAGAACTCAAGGATCAAAAGAAAGACACTGAGTATGCACTGACACTGGTTGATGAAAAGATCAAGATGAATGATCGACATCGCCAGAAAACAGTAGACAACCTATCGGCACAAAACGAGTCTGCACAGGAAAAAATTGATATCTCTTCTGCTAAGATCAAAGAGTATAACGATGAGATATCAAGTCTACGTAAGCAGATCGAAGAACACGATAAGACAATCACTGATGCAGGGAATGTTCTTCGCAAGACAAAAGAACTAGAAACATACAAGCACAAGATTGAATCAAATCGTAAGCGTGTGCAAGGTGAAATTGATTTCTTTGATCACAATGCAAGTTGTCCTACCTGTTCA